TACATACGGCAATGGGATTGGTTTAGAAGTAAAAGGAATTGTTGGTGGAGTTACGCCAAGTGTCACGGCTATGACAGGCGGGGCGACTGACCCAGTATTGACTGGATTGTTTGATGTAATTGGTGAAACACGATACCAAACTATTATTTTCCCTGGAAACTACGATGTAACAGTTGTTGCGGATTCTCATACAAGCACAACTTCATTGCTAGACCCACGTTGGAATGAAGACAATGCAATCCTTGATGGTGTTTGTGTAATATCTAAAACAGATACATTGGCGAACCTAAAAACATTTTTGAATGCTAGAAATTCACAGTCATTAATTGTCAATGCTCAGGGTATTGTAAATGATACTTTGTATAAAGGTTCATCTATATTTGAATTAGATGATGTTATTTCAGCCCAAATTGGGGCTCTTAGGGCGTTAAGGCTTACAGATGGTGCGAATATAGCACAGTTTGTTATTGCTTCAAATTTAGACGCAAGAGGTGGCACTCACACAGCATCGCTGCCTTACATGAACACGCCTTTAACATTGCCAGTTCTTGATACTGGTAAAGGGTGGGCTAAGTCTGAGCAATCTGAAATTAATGTTGCTGGTGGGTTTGTTGTTGGGAATAACATCGCTGGCAATGGTGTTGTTTTGGGGCAAGTCTATACAACCTACAAAACTGACGCTGCTGGCAATGTAGATAAAACATACCAATTCTTAAACAACGTGGATGTGACATCTGCTGGTGCTGAGTTTATTTTTAACAATTTGAAATCAGCTTACAGTCAAAGCCGATTGACTGACGGTTCGTTAGTTACTGGGTATAACATGGTAAATGAAAACGCAATTCGGGGTAAGCTGGTAGAATTGTACAATATTTTATCTGGTGAAGGGTACTTGTTGTACCGAGCGGGTGAAGACAATGTTAAATACTTTGTGGATAACCTAACAATTAGCCTAGACTTGTTAAACGGAAAGGCTACTAGCACGGCTAAAGTACCGCTTGTTGCTCAGCTGCGAAGACTTGATTTAGTATTACAAGCAGTGTTTAATATATAGGAGTAAGATATGGCAACATCATTAGTCGGTGGACAATTATTTATCAATGACCAATCAGTGGCTATTCAAGGGAATAGTTTGCGTATGAAGGATGGCTCTGGGGATAAGGTTATCACCCCACAAGTAGCCGGAACCTCTGTGGACGTAATTGAAGCAGTGGATTATACAACAGCTAAAAGTATGGTTTCTTTTGATTTATTATCAACTGTTGAGAATGAAGCATTGGTTCGTGGTTGGAAGTCTAATGGCCTTGGCAACGTGATTAAATATGTTGCATCTACTGGGGTTACTAAAGTATTTCAAAAAATGTGCATGTATGTTGACCCTGAAATCAATGTTTCATCTGACGGGGTTATATCTGTAGAATTTGAAGGCTCGCAAGCGGTTACAGCTTAATGCGGGCATTACAAAGCATACTAGATTCAGCAGCATTTAAATTGTCTAATATTATTATTGATATTATACTAATTATTATGCTATACTTAAATCTAACGCTATGAAAGAATATTTTGAATACACCTTAAAAACCCCAATTAAAATATCTAAAGATGGTGAGTATGTGGATGCATCAGATGTTGTTGTTTATGCCCCACGACCACGAGATAAGTATAAAGTGTTAAAGTTGGAAGCAGATTTAAACAACGCTTTTTTAAGTGTTTTGCCAAAATTAGATGCCCTGGATGCCCTAGGAAAGAAAAAGAAAAAGCAAGGCAATGACAATGGAAAAGGCTCTGAAGACGATAAAAAAGATGATGAGGTTGGCATGGGCAGCTTAATTATTAAGTTTGCAGATGCGGATATAGTTGTTTCTATTATGTATAACTTGGAACAAATATTTCTTGCTGGGACAGAAGATAAGCCAACGATAACTATTGATGGTATTCAAATGAAAAAAACTCATTTTGATGATGGCTTGGATAGTTTGGATTTAAAAGCGTTAGCTGGGGGGTATGCTGACCATTTTTTGTCGCTGGCCTTGTAGAAAATAAGCCATTATTTTTATTTACCGATTTTAAGTTTATTAACAGGATAACTATTGAGGGGTTCATAGTTTACATGATGGAACACCATTTTAGCTATTCTGAGTTAATGGATATGAATATGGGGGAGTTGTTGTTGTATAATAAAGAGGTAAGCAATATTGTGGCGCAAAAAAATCGAGAGATTGAAAAGCAACAAAGGAAACGATGAAATCAGTTAGTTATTTAATCGAAGTTAGAGACAAATTTAGCCGTAATATGGCTAAGTTTGCAGAGCAAGCAGATAAATCACGGGTTAAGGTTGAAAAACTTGATAAAAAGCTAAAATCAATGGGGAATACAGCCGTTGAGTTTGGAAAGAAAATGGTAACACGGTTTACTTTGCCTGTTGCTGCTGGGTTTGGCATATTGTTGCGAAACGCTGCAAAAATGGAAACTATGCGTACTGGCTTTTTGGGCATACTTGGGGATGCTGATAAAGCTGCTGAAATGGTAGATAAATTGAATGAATTTACAGCCAAAACACCGTTTCAGTTAGAGCAAGTAAGTAAGGCAGGAAGGCAGTTATTAGCTGCTGGCGTTCCTGTTGAGCAAATATCGGATAAATTGCAATTTTTAGGGGATATTGCATCTGCTTCAAATATTCCATTAACAGACATGAGTTCTGTCTTTGCGAAAATAAAGAATAAAGGCAAGGCAATGACCGAGGAGATATTGCAACTGTCTGATAGGGGAATACCAGCGATAGCGTTATTGTCTAAAGAATTTGGTGTAAATGAATCTGCTATTTTTGATATGGCATCCAAAGGGAAGATATCGTTTCAAATGATTGAGCAAGCCATGATTAATATGACTAAAAAAGGTGGGTTTGCTCACGGGGCAATGATAAATCAATCAAAAACGCTAAGCGGTGTTATTAGTACGTTAAAAGATAATTTTGTTTTAACGACTGCTGCTATAGGTAATGAATTTTTACCAGAAGCGAAGGCATTCGCAGGAGTTGTTATTAATGTATTGCAACGTGTACACGAATGGGTAAAAAATAATAGAGCATTGACAAAAGCTATTTTAACAGTGGTCGGGGCTGCTGCTGTTGCAATCCCTGCAATTATAGCCATTGGGACTGCTGTTGCTGCAGTAGGGTTTATTATATCTAATATTGGAATTGTGGCTATAATGGGGGCGTTGGTAATGGCTGCAAAATCGTTGTATAAAAACTGGGACAAAGTAAATGCAGGTTTTTCAAAGTTTGGGGGCATTATTAAAGGTGCGTTTAAAACGGCGGTTGACTTTGTAAAGGGTGCGCTAGATGATTTTTTACGATACTTCAATATATTTGATTCGTTTTTTAAAAAATACAAGTCTGATATGGCAACCACTTTTGTTGGTGGAATGACGAGTCAAGACAGTGTTTCTAAGGCAATGTTTAGTACATCACGTCCACAATCTCAATCAGTTGAATTAAATGGTAACATAACTGTATCAGCCGACAAAGGTAGTAAAGTGTCCACTAGCAACTTTGGATTTTCTGGTAATCGTGGTCGTATTATGCAGACAGTTGGGGTGAATCCATAATGGCTAACCCTAAACAGGCATCGTGGCGTGGAATACCTTTTTATTACCGTGGAAGCACAGAACAGCGAGGGTTTAAGACAGTTCAGCATTTATACCCAGGGTCTAATAATTTTAAGATTGAGCAAATGGGGAAAATGCCTAAACAGTTTACTATTTCAGCGCAAATTGATGACGATAATAGGGACGTTTTAGATGCTGCTTTAAACGCAAGCGGATCGGGCATTTTGTCCCATCCAAAATACGGTAATTTCACGGCAAAGGTTACTACGTACACAAAAAGCGATTCTATTGATAAATATGGGCTTTATGATTACTCAATTACATTTATTATTGAGTTTGGGCTATTCTTGCCGTCCTTATCTACATTGACCACATCAGCCATAAGTTCATTACGGGCTGCCGGAATTGGAAAGATTAAGTCGTTTGGTAAATCAAGATTAAAAAGGTTTGGTTTTTAGTATGGCATTAAAAGGAATTTTAAAAAACAACACAACACGGTTATTGGCTGATAGAGTTAATTTATTGATCGACACTATGCGAAAGGCTATTGTTAAGATTGAAAATGAAAACAACAGCGATTTTAACGCTATTGCAAATGATATGAATGACCGAATGTTTTCTATTGTTGCAAAGAATGAAATTGGTGATGAGTTAGACGGACTGTTTGCTGCCTATAACAAGGTTGGAAAAGATTTTAAAAGCAAATATTTATTAAACGTAGAGTTATTTAGTTTTGGGAAAAACATTACAAATATACAGTCTAGTGAGACAGATGCGGAGTTGTTAAATACAATAAGTTTGGTTATTCAAACTATAAATTTGTCCTATGCTTACGATAATTCAATTAATATCACATATTTAAATAAGGTTGAATTGGATGGGGTTATTCAGCAATTAGATGGTGAGTATGTAGTAGTTTCTGACAATCCTCTTATTGATTCTGAATCTAGGTTGTCTATACTTGAAATTAAAACGGCGGTTATGAGATTTTTTTCAACGCTAGAATTGAAAGACTTAACTACATACACAACAAATTTAATTCCAAGTAGTGTATTGTCCTATAGTTTATATGGTGATTCATCTAAAAACGCTGAAATAATTGATTTAAACAGTATTTCAAATACTGGATTTGTTGAGGGGATCCAAACCATTACTGAGGCGGTTTAATGGGATTTAAAACTAAAGCTGGAAACTTTATCAATAAGGTTTTTGGTAAGGATATTGTGGTTGAGGTAAATGGCGTTGCTTATTCAAACTTTTTATCAGTTGACGTTAATAGATCGCTAGAAACGATTGCTAATGAATTTACGGTTATTGGAACGGTTGAAAAACTGGAGGACTTTCCTATTGCTTTAGGGGATGACGTGGTTATTTTATTTCATGAAGTATCAATTTTAGATGGGTACGTTGAAATAATATCATCGGAATATAGCAATGACGGGCATACGGTAACTATATCTGGGCGTGACAGAACATCGGACATAGTAGATGGGACAGTCTTTAATCCATTAGTGATTACTGGGTCAATGACGCTAAAAGCATTGTTGACTAAGTTGTTGTCCGATAATGGGGTTGGGAATATCAATGTTATTGATTTAGTGCGTCCAGATATTTTTACAAAAAAAGATCAAGTTAATATTGACCAAGGGGTAAGTCTATTTGAAGCTGTTGATAGATATTGCGCTAAGCGTCAAGTTATGGCTACAACTGACGGTGAGGGCAATTTGGTAATTACTAGGGGCGGTGAGGGAGTGGAGTATTCACAAAAAATTACACATAACTACAGTCCATTTTTAGCGTCTCAAAACAATGTTTTAAGTGCTTCAAAATATGAAAGCACCTTTAATCGTTATAATAAATATATTGTGAAATCACAAAATGACGTTTTAGGGCTTGTTTCTGGCGGTTCTGGTATAGACGTTAAAAAAGATACCAATCAAGATGGGGAGTCGTCTGATAGCGAAATACGGTCA